ATCAAATCCCACAGCACATAAGTTTTGCCCTCGTAATCGCTGATATGTAAGCATTGTTCTAAGCAGAATTGTATGCGTTCCCTCTGCAAACTCCAAGTTGTATTCAGGTAATGGTGATGCTCTGAATGTGTAAGGAATCTGCCATTGATCTAATAGTTCATTCATTGTTCTTTGCAGAATATCTCTGAGCATGGGCGCAGTCGGTTCAAATATTGCTGAGACATGACCAACATTAAGTGCTGCCAATATGCAAGATTTTGATATTAATGCGTGTGTTTTACCAGCTCCAAAGCCACAAACAAGAGCCAGTTTTCTATGGTCTAGGTCATCACAAAACTTTGATTGATGTGGAAGTAAATCTTGATTTATACGCTCTATTGCTTCATTTGCTGTCGGCAAATCATAAGCACCGATCTGATATAAAACATTCCCTGGTCTTGCCGTATCTAAAATACTCACGAAACAATTTGTGCAAGTTTGGCTGCGGTATTGATTGCACCGAGAGCAATGTGATAATGACCAGCCTTTCTAGCTTCCATCTGTAAGGTGCTACATTGTGCCAAAAGGTCAGCCACCATCTGGGGTCTTTCCATGTCCCAATCCTTCTTTAACTCATCTCTAGCTATGTTTATGTACTTACAACAAGCTCTTTCGCTCACCCCCCAGTTCTCGGCTGCATAACGTACGCAGTCGGATCTACGGCCACCGTTTGCAATAATACGAGCAAACTTCTGTGACCTAATTATTGTTTCAGCTTTTGATCCTTTTTGAGCCATTAACTAGATGATACACGTTTTGCTTTGTTACCTGTAAAATCCTCCCATCTTTTTACGATTACATCGCAGTATTTAGGATCTAATTCCATAAGATAAGCGTGTCTGTTTGTACGTTCAGCCGCAATAAGTGTTGAACCAGAACCACCAAAAAGATCAAGTACAATTTCATTATTAATACAACCATGCTTTAATGCGTTGATGATTAAATCTACAGGCTTCATTGTTGGATGTAAATCATTTTTATTAGTTCTATCAAATTGCCATATATCATCTTCAGAATACGGAACACCATAGAAATTCTTTGAAAAATTTCCGTAAACAATTGGTTCATATCTTCTACGATATGCCCCACCGCCCATGGGTGATTGGTTTTTCATCCAAATGATAATAGATTTATAACCTATTGAAAGAGCAATAGGATTAAGTAACTCGTGAAGATTTGCACTGTTAAAAGTAATGTAATAAGCTCCTTTACATTTAAGACTAATAATATTTAATATTTCAGAAATAAACTCTTTAAATTCTGAAGAAGATTTTTTGTCATTATGAATTGAATTATATTTTGTATTCATAGTTTTATGAGGAATAAGTTTACCATTTCTAGAAGTCTTGCTCATGGTTCCAGAAAAATTAATATTGTAAGGAGGATCGGTAAAGACCATATCAGCCTTATTACCATCCATTAGTTTTTCAACATGCTGAATATTTGTAGAGTCACCACATAGAAGGCGATGATTGCCAAGAATATATAAATCACCTTCTTTTGTTATTGGTTCTTCTGGTATTTCTGGAACATCATCAGGATCTGTTAACCCCTTTGCTGGTAATACTTCTGTCTCTCCTAGCAGTTCTTTTAAATCATCATTATCAAACCAGGGGTTAAGGTCATACTCTTGACTAAGTTCTTCAAGCATATTTAAATCCCATTCTGAAAGGTCGGAGGTTCTATTATCTGCAAGAGCAAGACCAACCTTTTCATCTTCTGAAAGACCAGTTCTTTTTACGGCAATAATTTCATTACCATCAGTTTCTATAACTTTAAGATTTTTTATCCCTGCTGCCTTTGCCCCAGCGATTGTTCCATTGCCAGCAAGTATTCTATTGTTTTCATCAATCACAATTGATCTTGCAGCACCAAATTTTTGGAGTGATTCTTTTATAAGTTTTGAGGAACGATCAGTACGCTTGCGAGCATTTTTATGATCGTTTTGTAAATCATTAATTGAAGTCATAAGGACATAGTAGTTCAGTATTAAAAAATAACAAAATAAGACTCATTTAAGATTAAGGGTTGTTCTCACGTTCCTAAGTGTACTCAGTAATGCTTAAGACTTACCTAACCCTATATATCCCCCTATATTATCTATTATTATATATATATATAAAACATAGAGAACATAGAGAACATATATATATAAGATAGTGATAGAGGGAGTTTTAGGTGTTCCCAGTAGTGAGAACAGGGGTGAGATCAGGTAAGAACCATACCCATTTAGGTGTTCCTTCCAATCGTTTTCTTTTACGTTCATATTGTAAGGATTTGAGAATGGATGAGACAGTCATGATGTCAGATTTTGTTTGTCTTTCGATTGGTTTTTCTACTGCTTCTGTTAATAAAAGTTCAATTGTGATGTCTTTTACAGCGTTAGCTGGATCATTTAAATATTTGGTTATTACAGAAAGCCATGGGGAATCAACCATATAACCAAGATTTTCTTTTTCAATCTGGTTTTCCTGTTCAAAGGATAAGAAGTGCGACTCTTTATTTTTAAAGGCATGAACAGCAGCCGACCAAATGGAGTCACGTTCAAGCTGTAAGGAATCGAGGTCGATTGATTTTAAGGTGCAGGGTATTATATGAAATCTTCTGTTACCTGTGTCATCTATTAGCAAACCTGATTCCTTGTTTGTACTTCCGACAATAATGCCTCTTCTTGGCCATTCTTCAACAGCTTTACCGTATGGCACTCGCAGAAGGTCTGTTGATCTTGATAAAAAGGCTTTTATTGTTCCAGCGTGTTTGCGACTTGTAACTCCATCAATTTCTGACCACTCCATTCCCCATGAACGGTGGAGTACAAGAAGATCATCTTTTGAGGAAATATCACCGAGGGCATCTGAGAAAAAAGGGCCGAATAATGTCTGCCAGAATGATGATTTTTTGATGCCTTGTGAACCTTGAAGGACAGTTGCCGAATCATGCTTACAACCTGGAATATAAACTCTCCTAACTGCGTTTATGAGAGTAAGTTTCAGCATGACATCATATATTGTCGGCTCTTTTAAATTTTGATCCTGTGGTCTTAGATATGTAGAGGCAAGTCTGTCTATGTATGTTGGTTGGATTTCGTTGTAGCAATGATCAAGATATAGTTTTACAGGATCATATTCATTCTCATGGGCAACCTTTAGGAGGCAATCAATTGCCATTTCTTTTGGCACTTTATAACCAAGTTCTGCGAGTGTCAGGTAGAAAAGTTCAATATTTTTTATCACTTTGCCATCCATTTCGATTGAATGGGAAAAGGTATTGAATCTGATTTCCTGTTTTAGGTTACGTAAAAAGTTTATAAGCTCCTGTGATGTAAGTTGTTCTAATTTACGGGGAACAGGAGTAGATTCTTCTACTGGTTTTATTGAAGTGGGAAAAGTTCTTGGTGGTGGAGTCCAACCATCTTCCGAGGCAAACTTTTGGAGAGTGCCGAGAGAGACGCCAGATGACTTAAAGGATTGCCATTTCTTTTCACATTCTCCTGATTGATATTTACTGTTCTTCTGTGATAGTTGTTCCCAATCGTGAAGCAGAGAATTATCACCGACAGAATGAGCAGCCATTCCGATTTTTAGCCAAGCATCATAATCATCTAAACGGTTTGGATTAATTGATTGAAGAAGAGAACGTGCCTTATCTGTATCTGAATTTAATGTTTGTACTTGTGGAGTTGTTGTCTTTTTCTTTTTCGGCTCCATCATCTTTTCGATTATGGCAAAGGGAGCTTCTGCTATTTCAAGATCTTTTGGCGAACGATTTTCCATCCATCTATAACCATCAGTCTTTGGATGTTTACCAGATACTATTGATTGCGTACCATTCCACCGCAGTTCTATTTGTTCAACAGAACCATCTTCATCTTTTACACCTGTCTGAAATTTTCGTGTTTTAATTTTTGGCCAATATTTTTCTGGAACTTGGTAAATTATCTGAAACCTACCGACACGACCTGATGTAACCATCCATGAGGGAGGAAGTGAAGAAAGAGAAAAACCCCATTCACCTAATATCTTTGCTGCTGATGGGCCATCATGATCAAGAAAAAGTAAACCACCTGAAGGAACACCACAGCAAACACCGATACCTGTAGATTTTTTTAAGGATATTTCTTTGAACAGTTGTGAGCGTGTAAGTGGATTGTTTTGCCAATCGTTTTGATAGGGTCTTTTATTTTGAACGGCGACAAAACCCCAGTGCTTGGGAAGTCCAAGCAGTTCTTCTTTTATATCCATTGTTATGCAGCCTGCTCCATTTTTTCTCGAATTAGGTTTCTAATTACACCACCACGTTTTAGTTCTGGGCCTTTATTATCATCAAGCCACTGGATTTGCTCTTCTCCT